CAAGAGCGGCGTGCCTGACATCGTTGGGTGCTACAAAGGAAAGTTCTTTGGTATCGAATGTAAAGCCGGTAAAGGGAAAGTAACGGCGTTACAGCAAAAGAACTTAGATGAAATAGACGCCAGCAAAGGGATCGCGCTGGTAGTAAACGAGTCAAACATGCACGACGTGTCTGACTTACTTATGGAGAACTGAAATGGCAAAACGGAAGTACAACCGCAAAGCGGTAAAGGGGGCGATGGTGACTGAGTATCTAGACAAGAACGGAGATACTAGACCCGAAGTCCTAGCTGCTGAAGTCGGCGTAAGCGAGAGCTACGCTGGTAAGTGGCTACGCAAATGGAAGATGAATAGACCAACCAAACCCGTTGTGAGGTCTAAGAACTTCATCCCAGACAACCTCAAGCATACGCAACAAGGCATTAGCACCGAGCCTTCCGTGTCTGACGGAAGCACTGCTTCATACTACGAGCTGCCTGAAGGTGCAGCAGAACTGCAAGATCTTATCTCTTACAAAAACATGAATGCACAAATCGGTGAGATATTCCGCGCTGCGTACCGTTATGGGCAGTCATCTCACAGCGACGAGCTACGCGATGCGAAGAAGATCCGGTTCTATATTGATGCTGAAATCAAGCGGTTAGGGGGTTGATATGGAGTCAGAATTAGAAGAACGCGCTACCCTCATTCTGCTAATCAATCAGATTATCTGGGCGTGCGAAGAAGGAGAGAGTGAATCTCACATACATGAGCTTGCGTGGCAGCTTGTCAACGCGACCAGACCAAAAGATGGGGGTTGAGATGAAGAAGTTTATCGTAACCTTCGAGGAAACCGTACAACGTCAGGTGATCGTGGAGGCCAAGAACGACGAGGAAGCACGGTTTGCCATCATAGATGACCGTGGCAGTTGGGGTAATTGGCTACGCAAACCCACCACTACTGATGTGATTGTCACTCGTGTTGTAGAGAAGGAGGAGGCGTGATGCTGAAGTTAGATAAGCATGTGCCAATACCCAAGAAGGCCAGCGGCAAAAGGCGCAATGAAGAATTCCATAACTTGTTAAAGGTTATGGAGGTCGGTGACAGCATTGCGTTTCCTATCGACACGACAAGACGTGGGCCTAAAAACCGTAAGGACATCTTAGTGTCTAGACAGGCTGAAAACTTTAGGAGTACGGCTAGAACGCAATTCGGCTACAAAATGACGATGCGAGGGTCAGCCGATGGAAGCGAAATTCGTATCTGGAGGGTTTCGTAGGTGGATCTTATAACCTTGGACTTCGAGACGTACTACAGTAAAGAGTTCTCTTTAACTAAGATGACCACTGAATCCTACGTTCGTGACCCTCGTTTTGAGGTCATCGGTGTAGGTGTGAAGGTCAACAACGGCCCAACCGAATGGGCATCGGGGACACATGAAGAACTTCAGGACTATCTGGACGGGTTTGACTGGGCTGACAGTATGGTGCTGGCTCACAACACTATGTTCGATGGCGCTATATTATCTTGGCTATTTGATGTTCGCCCTCGGATTTGGGCTGATACTCTTTGTATCGCCCGTGCTGTACATGGGGTGGAAGCTGGTGGAAGCCTCAAGGCGCTGGCAGAACGATACGACATCGGGGAGAAAGGTACTGAGGTTTTAGATGCACTGGGTAAACGCCGTGTAGACTTTTCTGACGCTGAGTTGGATCGGTACGGCGACTACTGCATCAACGATGTGGAACTTACCTATAAGTTGTTTGGGATAATGACCAAGAACTTCCCCCGCCACGAACTGAAAGTCATAGATACCACGCTACGTATGTTTATACACCCCGTACTAGATCTGGATGTGGGGTTATTGGAGCAGCACCTAGAAGACATAAAGGATCGTAAGGACGAACTTCTTATAAAGGCGGGTGTTACCGACAAGAAAGAGCTGATGAGCAACGACAAGTTTGCTCAGTTGCTGATGCTGGAAGGGGTCATACCACCAACCAAAATAAGCCTTACCACGGGGAAAGAAACCTATGCGTTTGCTAAGACAGACGAAGCATTCAAAGCACTAGCGGAACACGAAAACACCAATGTACAGGCATTGGTCGCTGCTAGGCTAGGCAACAAAAGCACGCTGGAAGAAACTCGCACGCAGCGGTTCATCGACATATCAAAGCGCGGACTGCTACCTGTACCCGTACGTTATTACGCCGCACACACCGGTAGATGGGGCGGTGCTGACAAGATCAACATGCAGAACCTACCTAGCCGTGGGCCTGACGGTAAGGTCTTAAAGAAAAGCATTACTGCACCAAAGGGCTACACGCTCATCGACTGCGATTCCAGTCAGATAGAGGCGCGGGTATTAGCGTGGTGGGCTGGGCAGAAAGACTTGGTTACATCGTTCGCCAACGGTGAAGACGTGTACGTCAAGATGGCAGCGCGAATCTATGGGGTGCCCGAGGAAGAGGTCACTAAAGACCAACGGTTCGTAGGTAAGACTACGATTCTAGGTTGTGGGTATGGCATGGGTGCCCAGCGGTTCATGGATCAGCTAAAGAACTTCGGTGTGTCTGTGACCCTAGAAGAGTCCCGACGCATTATTAAGATCTATCGTGACGCAAACCACGCAATAACTAAGCTGTGGTGGGACGCTGGTAAGTCCATTGAACAGCTATCTAAGAATACAGCCCTACGAATAGGGGATGTAGCTGTAGCGGAACCCATTGGGCCACTACAAGCACTTCGTTTACCGTCGGGAATACTCATGCGGTACAACGAATTGGAAGGTGAGAAGAACGAAGAAGGTAGGGTGGAATACACCTACAAGACTCGTCGTAGTAGAACCCGTATCTACGGGGGAAAGATGGTAGAGAACGTCTGCCAAGCAGTAGCGCGGTGCATCATCGCAGAACAAATGGTGAAGATCGCCAAGCAGTATAACGTCGTGATGACTGTGCATGACTCTATTGTGTGTTGCGTTAGGGACGAAGAAGTTAGTGAAGCCCAAACACACATAGAGGCGTGTATGCGCTGGCTACCGGAATGGGCAGAGGGACTGCCCTTAGACTGCGAAAGCGGAACAGCAAAAACTTATGGAGATTGTGAATAATGGACGCTGAGAATATATCTAGTATTTTGGACGATTGGATGGACGATGGTACAGCACCAACCCCAATCAAGAGGACAAGTAGGTCGTATTATCTGTATGAAATAATCCGTAGCTTGGGCGGTACAGCGACGTTGAACGAGATGTACAAAATGATTCCCGCCAGTGATATGGCGAAGCCAAAGAACAAGCAGCAACTACGGGACTGGATTAGTTCTAGCGCCACCAGTAAGGGATACATAGTTAGGCTAGCAAAGGATAAATACCGTGTAGCGACCCTAGAAGAGTACGATGCCGTCGTGGTAAGAAATAAACGGGCGCATAAAGTGCACAAAAACAAAATTGAAGCTAAAAAACGGCGCGAAGAAAAGAAACAAGCCATGCCCACCGTGCAGAAAGAGATTACTTTGGAACCCCCAGTGCAGGGCGATCTTCTTAGGGGGAAAGCTAAAGAGTCCGTACTAAGACAACGGGCGTGGGCAGAAGCTAAAAAAGAGGCCAAGGAAGAGTTGGCAGTGGAACGCAAGGATGTAAGCTCCCCTAGCTCAGTCCCGCTGCCTACACCCAATACGCCTTTTGTGAACCAGTATTTGGGGTCACTTATCGGCACCTCGGTTGCTATAGTATTGTTCTACTTGGTAACAAAGTTGTTGGGATAGTATGGGTACACCAGCGTGGTCGTTCAGTCGCATAAAGGCATTTCAACAATGCCCTAAGCAGTTTTACCATGAGAAGGTGCTCAAGCAGTACCCGTTCAAGGAGTCTGAGGCCACGCTTTACGGTACGGCTTTCCATGAAGCTGCGGAAGAATACATCCGCGACGGTGGTGAGCTAGACCCACGGTTCGATTACGCTAAAGACATGTTGGATGTGCTGGACGCCAAGAAAGGTGAAAAGCTGTGTGAGATCCAGATGGGGTTGACTAGAAACCTAAAGCCATGTGGATTCTATGATAAAGATGTTTGGTTTCGCGGTATCGCTGACTTAATCATCTTAGACAGAGAAGGCAAGGTAGCGTGGGTAATTGACTACAAGACCGGCAAGTCGGCAAGGTATGCGGATAAAGGGCAGCTAGAGCTTATGGCGTTGGCGACCTTCAAGCATTACCCTGAAGTGGAAACTGTACGAGCTGGCCTAGTATTCGTTGTTAGTAACGACTTAATAAAAGACCGGTACACGTTGAAAGACGAAGAACGGTTGTGGAAGAAATGGCTTAGTAACCATAGGGATATGGAAGCAGCCTTTGAGAAAGACGTGTGGAACCCAAAACCCAGTGGGCTGTGCAAAGCATGGTGCCCTGTGTTGGAATGCCCACATAACGGGAAGAACTGATGCCGTATAAGAACAAAGCAGACCGTAAAAAGCAGAAGAACCCACCAGTGGGTAGCCCTGCACACGAAGCCCGAATGGAAAGGCAACGTGCTAGACGTGCTATGGACAAGGTGGGACGCGATGCCAACAAGAATGGCAAAGCAGACAAGCGTGAAGGCAAAGATGTCAGCCACAACAAGATGTTGAGTAAGGGTGGCAGCAATAAAGACGGCGTGCGTATAGAGAGCAAGAGTGCTAATCGCAGCCGTAACGGGCAGAAGCCCAAGAAAGCGGGGCATAGACCCCGACGTAGACAGTGAGTAAGAACGACGTAAAGACGGGCATATTGGTCGGTATCGGTATTATTGTAGCGATCAACGTACTGTCTTTAATCCTTACTTTGGTAATAACAGCTTAGACCAAGGCGGCCTTCCTGCCTGTTGGCACCGTTCCCGTCCGGTGTGGTCGCATGGCGGGCTTTTTAACCGCGTGTGGTGGACACCCACTTCGCGCTTTTTTGCATGGGAGAACTGATGCAAGTGATAGATAACAAGGCGCTGCTACTGCGCCTACGTGACCCGCAACGTATTACAACGATTATACCGAAGAGCAAAGAGCTATCGGATAACAGAGTGGTAGTTAACTGGGGTGTCGAAGAAACCCGTGTGCTAAAGAACTTAGGTATAGATGCACCCTCACCTATCAGCACACAATACGAATGGGCGGGCAAGTTCTCACCAATGAGGCACCAGAAGACTACTTCTGAGTTCTTCACCATAAACAAGCGGGGGTTCTGCTTCAACGAGCAGGGTACGGGCAAGACTGCTAGTGCTATCTGGGCAGCGGATTACCTAATGAACAAGGGGTATGTGAGCCGCGCTCTAGTTATATGCCCTCTATCTATCATGCACTCTGCGTGGGCAGACGATCTGTTTACCTTCGCTATGCACCGTACGGTAGATGTGGCCTATGGGCCACCCAAGAAACGAAAGCAAATCATAGAGAACGGCTCTGATTTCGTCATTATTAACTACGACGGTGTAGAGATAGTGGCAGACGCTATCGCAAATGGCGGGTTTGATCTGATTATCGTAGACGAAGCTACACACTATAAGAACCCGCAGACAAAACGCTGGAAGACCCTGAACAAACTACTGAACCCTGAGACGTGGTTGTGGATGATGACAGGTACACCAGCAGCACAAAGTCCATTGGATGCGTACGGTCTGGCTAAACTTGTTAACCCGTCAGCCGTGCCTAGATTCTTCAGCTCGTTCCGCGATCAGGTCATGGTCAAGGTGACTAACTTCAAGTGGGTGCCCAAGGACACAGCGACAGACACCGTGTTCAACGCATTGCAGCCAGCGATACGGTTTACCAAAGACGAATGCCTAGACCTACCTGACATGGTTTACGTCAAACGTGAAGTAGAACTGACCCGCCAACAGATCAAATACTACAAAGAACTTAAAAGTAAGATGGTTATGCAAGCGTCCGGCGAGCAAATAACCGCAGTTAACGCAGCCGTAGGTATGAATAAGCTGCTGCAAATATCTGCCGGTGCTGTCTACACAGATGACGGTGAGTCCCTAGAGTTCGACATCAAGCACCGATATAAGGTACTGCGCGAAGTCATAGACGAATCTAGCAAGAAGGTACTTGTATTTGTGCCATTCAAGCACGTCATAGATATTCTGGCGGACAAGCTCACCGCCGATGGCATACCCACTAGCATAATTCGTGGTGATGTTTCGGGCGCGAAACGTACCGAAATCTTCAAACAGTTCCAACAGACCGATACTCCACAGGTGCTGGTCATTCAGCCACAAGCAGCAGCACACGGCGTAACACTCACCGCTGCGAACACCGTGGTGTGGTGGGGGCCAACCAGCTCTTTGGAAACATACGCACAGGCTAACGCACGAGTGCACAGACAGGGGCAAGACCACAAGTGTACGGTGGTACAGCTACAAGGCTCGTTTGTAGAGAAGAGAGTGTATGCGCTACTAGATAGTAGAATAGACGTACACACAAAAATGATTGATTTATACAACGAGATACTTGATTAACATAGCGTTTGGCATTACATTACATATCTAGGTACATGGAGAACCGATATGGCAGAAGATGATAAAGGACTTAACGCTAAACTCATACGGGCGTACATGAAGCTCCGCGAGAAGCGTTCAGAACTGAAGTCTGAATTTGAAGCCCAAGATAAAGTGTTTGAAGAGAACATGAACCTCCTGAAAGAGCGGATGTTGGAATACTTCAAGCAGCCAGAAAACGAGGGTGCCACTAACTTCAGCAGCGAGGAAGGTATGTTTATACGTACCACCAAGACGAAATACTGGACTGATGACTGGGAAAGTTTTCATAAATTCGTTGTGGAAGAGAACGCACCGGAACTTCTGGAGAAGCGGGTAGCGCAGGGCAACATGAAGCAATACTTGGAAGATAACCCTGACAAGTTGCCGATGGGTCTTAACACCACTACCGAATACACCATAACCGTGAGGAAAAAATAGTGTCAGAAGAGGCATACGTTGAAATAGAGCAGGTTGCGGAACACTTCAAAGTGTCTGTATCTACCATTAGAACGTGGATTAGGAACGGACAGATACCCAGAGACGGTTGTTTTATCAAGATTGGTAAGACATATCGGTTCAAGCTGTCTGAAGTGGATAAATCTGTAGCCCGATTAAATTCTGCAACAGCATTGGGGATTTCTGGAACAGACTTGGATAGGCAATCTGAGATAGGTTTTGACGAATCTGTAGGCGAAGTTGTTGCTGATTTAGACGAGGATCTGTAGTGTCGGACGGCACCTTTAGGCGCGTAAGTATCAGAGACGGGAAGTTTCGCACTGCCGTAGGTGGTAAAGAGACGCTTATCGACTCTGACACCATAGACGTAGTCATACTCAATGCTGCACCCAGAGGCCGCATGTTTTATGGCGATGCCTATGATGCGGGTAAGAAGTCAGCTCCTATATGCTGGTCATCGACCACTAAGATGCCTGACCCAGATGTGCCTGCCGATACTAAGCAAGCCACACGCTGCATGGATTGCCCACAGAACATAAAAGGTTCAGGGCATGGCAATTCCCGTGCGTGTAAATACTCACAGCGTTTAGCTGTCACTTTGGAGGATAACCCAGAAGAAATATACCAATTGCAGTTACCAGCAAATGCTTTGTTTGGTGACGCACAACGGGGTTGGATGTCTATGCAGAACTACGCAAAGCACCTGCATAAGCACGATACCTCGGTGATAACCATTATTACTCGGATCTGTTTCGAGAATGACGGTTATATACCAAAACTTCGGTTTCGCCCTGTACGGGTGTTGAAACCTGAAGAGCTAGAAGTCGCTGTGGAAATGAGCAGCCACCCAGATACCGAACGTGCTTTGACTATGGTCAAGCCTGATGAGGGCAACGCACCAACGTCAATGTTCGAGCCGGTAGACGGGTTTGTTTATGACGCAGCTAACAACAATTAGGAGAACTAACGATGCACATTATTAAAAATGTGACCGCGCACTACCCACACTTGGATCAGCCATACAAGTGGAGTGACGCGCAAAATAGGACGATGCCCTGCTCATACAAAGAAAATGGGGCGGCGTACGATCTACAGTGGGTCATGTCTGGTGGCGAAGCCAAACGGCTTATGGCAGCTATGGAAGTGGCGTACGAAGAAGATAAAAAAGATGGCTGGCCTAAATCCTTAAACGACGGTGAAATCCCGTTCAAGAAGCAGGAAGACAAGACTTGGCTACACAAGGCTACGTTGGAAGCAGCTTATCAGGGTGAAGAAACTAAGCCGCCAAAACAGTTTGACTCAAAGAACAACGAGTTGCCTAAAGACTTTAGACTAACTACGGGTAGCACCATCAACGTGCAAGTGAGCCTGCATCCTTGGTCTAGGGACGGTAACTCCGGCGTTAAGTTACGTGTCCGTCAGGTGCAAGTGCTACAGTACAAGCCAGAGCCTGTACGTGCAGCATTCGATGTAGTCGAAGACGGCTTCACTATGGAAGATGTTGGCGGTAGTGCGTTCACAGCAGTATCTGATGATTCTTTCGGAGAAGAACCCGCTGTTGTAGAAGCTCCTGCTACAGAAGCACCCAAGAAAAGTGCTAAGGCCGATGCCTTTGGGGATGACGACGAAGAAGTTGTAGCGGAACCCAAGAAGAAGGTGGTCAAAAAGTCTGCCCCCGCCAAAGCTGAGAAGGACGAAAAGTTAGCCTCTGTTCTAGACGAATGGTTTGACGACTAAACGCTAACTAATTTCCGTGGCTAGGATTTCCGAAAAGGGCGTGCCGATGCCCCTGCCACGGTGTCTCTCGGTTTTGAGTAAGCATTATGGACACAAAAGCATTCTTGCAGAAGGCGTTACGTGGAGAGGGCCGATACTGCATATTCGCTGCGAACAGTGGAGATAAGAACGATAGGGTTCAGAATTTCTATGAATCCTTAGATGATCTACAACAAGCAGCCTATGAACTAGACGCAAAGGGGTACGATGTGTATTTCGCGTTAGGTGTTCTAGGCGAAAATGACACCCGAAAAGTAGACAACGTCAAACAACTTAGTTCGTTCTTTTTAGATCTCGACTGTGGGCCTAGCAAAGACTTCCCCACGCAATCGGATGCCCTTGATGAATTAAAGGCATTCTGTAAAACAACAAAACTACCAAAGCCGTACCTAGTCGATTCAGGTCGCGGTGTACACGCCTATTGGTTTCTCACTGAGCCTGTAGGCAAAGAAGATTGGATTCCTGCGGCTGAACGGCTGAAGAGTCTCTGTACTGAACATGGATTCGCAGCAGACCCTGCCGTCACCGCTGATGCTGCTAGGGTGTTACGCCCTATTGGTACGCACAACCACAAGACTAATCCGCCAACAAGAGTTGCTGGATTGATACCAGCTCCCCCCACTCTCGTAGATTTTGATGAATTCTACGAACTGCTTGGTGGCAAAGACCTTGTGTTTCCGCCTAAGAAGTACATGCCAGCAGCACCGAACGCAATGATGCAGTCGCTGATGGGTAACACGGAATCTTCCTTCAGGCAGATACTAGAAAAGACATACAACGGAAACGGATGTGAGCAGCTACGGCTGATATACGCAGAACAAGAAGAGTGCACAGAACCTATGTGGAGGGCTGGGTTGTCTATCGCTAAGTTCTGCTCCGATAGTGACAAGGCCATACACAAGTTATCCGAAAGGCACCCTAACTACTCAATCGCAGAAACCGTTGAGAAGGTTAACCTCATCAAAGGGCCGTACTTATGCAACAAGTTTGACGAGTTTAACCCCAAGATATGCAAGAAATGTAAGCATTGGAAGAAGATCAAGTCACCAATCACGCTTGGCAATGTGATCGTTGAGGCTACGGAAGAAGACAACGTCGTAGAGGCACCGTCAGCCACGTTAGCCAGCGCCGATGTGCAGACATACACAATACCGACATATCCCAGACCATACTTCAGGGGCGCTAATGGTGGCGTATATATGCGCTCGGCAGGTGCAGATGGGGACATAGATGAGAAGGTCATATACCACAACGACATCTACGTAGTGAAACGGGTGCGTGACGCAGAGATAGGTGAAGCTGTCGTTATGCGTTTACACCTACCGAAAGATGGCGTTAGCGAGTTCACCATACCACTTACCGCCGTTACGTCACGGGAAGAGTTCCGTAAGAGCATGTCTATGCGGGGCGTGGCAATACGGCAGATGGACGAGATTATGCAATACACAACGACTTGGGTTAACGAGTTACAGGCAAGGGAGACCGCAGATGAGGCTCACCGGCAATTTGGTTGGGCTGGCGACAATATGGAAGCATTCATATTAGGCAACCAGAAGATATACAAAGACCGTGTGGAGTTTAACCCACCTGCCTCTACCACTATGGCGATGTTCCCCGCGTTTGAACCCAAAGGTTCCTTAGATGATTGGAAGGCAATGGCTGAGTTCTTAAACAAAGAAGGGCAAGAGCCATATCAATATGTGATGGGCGCGTCTTTTGGATCTGCGCTGATGGAGCTTATGCCCGTAGCGTGCTCTGCATTGCACATACACAGCAAGGACTCAGGATTAGGCAAGACCACTGCATTAGAGGCAGCGCTTACCGTATGGGGCGACCCTAAAGAACTGCTTCTGTACAAAGAAGATACGTACAACACTAAAATGAACAGGGGTGAGGTCTACCACAGCCTACCGCTGTTTTTGGATGAGCTTACCAACTTAGCCCCTAAAGAACTTAGTGACCTTGCGTACCAGTATGTGAGTGGGCGTCAGCGTCGAAGACTTACCAGCAGCGCCAACCAAGAACGTGCTAACGGATCTCCGTGGAGCTTTACGTCCATATCTACCGGTAACGTCAGCCTGATTGAGAAGATAGCGCTGTATAAGGACGCACCGAAGGCTGAAGCCCAACGTATTCTTGAGTTCAAGGTAGACCGACTGTTCAAAGATGCTGCTAGCAAGCTGCTAACTGACGAGTGGACACGGGAAGTGCACAACAATTATGGGCAGGCAGGTGCGATTTTTGTTAAGTACGTGATGGCGAATCTGGATACAGTCACAGACCTACTGAGGTCGATACAGCAGCGTATTGACAGGGAAGCTGGGCTTACATCTGAAAACCGATTCTGGTCGGCAGGTGCAGCGTGCGCCATAACATCTTTGATTTTGTGTGAGCAGATAGGATTACTATCATACAGCCCTAAGCCGGTGCTTCGGTGGATCATCCGCGTGTTGAAACTGAACAAGAACACAGTGCACGACATGCACGAATCAGTAGAGCAGACGCTTAATGACTACGTGCACGAGAACTGGAACAACATACTATGGATACGTAGCACAGAAGACCGCCGTGGCAAGGCCGATACAGGGTTAGATGAGCTGGTTATACCTGATGCTACACCCAGAAGCGGGCTAGTCGCACGATACGAGACGGATCTCAAGAAGCTGTACCTTGTGCCTAAGTCCTTGAAGGCATGGTGCGGTAAGCAGCAGATAAACTATGCGTCATTCTTGGAAGACCTGAAGACCAAGATGGGTGCAAAACGGGTACAGAAACGACTCAGTAAAGGTACCCACATGAAGCTATCGCAGCAGAGTGTGTTGGAACTAGAGTTTGATGTAGATGACAGCAACGAAGATACAGAGGTAGAGAGTACGGATGAGTAAGACATTTTTGGCAGCGATACGAGCGCAGGAAGTAGCCAAAGCACTAGGCAATAACCGCCCTAGAGCCTTATCGGATGACAATGTTAGGCGACCATCAGGCCCACTGTCAGACGCACAGCGGTTAAAGATTCTTACGTTGAACAAGCAGAAAGTGAAAGGCACTGTTATAGCCAAGAACATGGGGCTAAACCCGTCTACCGTACACAACACCATACGCAGGTATGACATAAAGAAAGGTAAAGTAGTCAAGCTATACCAAGGTATTTATGGCTAAAGGCACGGTCAGCAGGGGTGTGGTCAAAGAGTACGACCTCAACCCCGACGGTGTAAGGGTGGTAGTGCGCTGGGACAATATGGTAGTCGGCGCTTCTATTTTTGTCCCGTGTATCAATACAGACGGAGCTACCAAAGAACTTAGGCGTATATCTAAGGATAAGGGGTGGGAGTCGCACGTTTTGGTGCGTGTTGAAGACGGTAAATTAGGCGTGCGTATGTGGAGAACGCTATGATAAAATTTACTCGGTTCTCCATAGCCACCCCACTCTTCTAGCTGCTTACCCCTTGCTAGTTAGGGGAGTGGGTTCTTTAGTCGTTCATATACCACGGCTGATATTCCAGCTCATTCTGCATATCTTGTGCGTACAAACGCATGGTTGGGGACAGCGTCACACCGTTGTGCATGGTCAAAGAAGTTCTAGCGTGTTGTTTCATTGATCGTTTGATCGTATCGGGGGTTATAACCGCCGCTTTACCTTTACGGGCATGTTTTCTGTTGTGTTCTATTATCTCGTCTACTATTTCAGAAACATCGTCACCTTGACGCAACGCTATGTAGTATTGTTTCAGCAGCCTGCTCTTCTGCCTAGATACAGCTTTTTGAATCTTCTTGGTGTCTTGGTTACGTTCTTGCGCGTTGGTGTAGCTTGCAGGGGCAAAACCGAAGAACTTAGTTGCTACCTCACCCGCGTTGAAGTCATCTGTGATCGGGTCGCCACGACGTGTCTGAGCACCTTCAGTAGCAAACCGTTCTGCTTGAAGCATATTTCGGAACGCTGACGGCAGCATGGACTCTACCCCACGTCTAGTTTCGCCATTGATCACGTCAATATAACCGCGACCTATACTTGATGCGTAGCCTAGAGCGGGGCCACCAATAAAGTCTATGAACTCTTCTTTAGCGGACTTATTGAAGTCATACCGGTTGTTACCGAGGATCAGGTTAGACAGACCGATACGTGCTGCAATATCAACTTCAGCCCCTGCGAAGTTAGTGAGGTACTGCACACCACCACGGTACAGTGGATCGCCTAAGTACCTACGAGATAGCAGATCAGCGTCTTCCTCGTCATCTTCCAAGAACAAGTCTGCAAGACCTTGGAATATACCCACCAGTGGTATGCCCTGTACGCCAGCTATGGCTGCTATGGTGCCGTTACTTGCTACAAACTGCTTCATGGCTATACGACCCTGTTCTTCTGACAGCCCATACTCTCGCGCTTGTTTTAACGCAGAAGCCATCATCTTGAACTGGTTGTAGTACATGGTGAAGCCGTAGGTCTTAAACATCATAGCCAGACGGCCCACAGGCGTACCCTGTGCGAATCTAGGTGCTGTATTAAGTGCCGAGCCACCGTTCAACTGTGACGTATCTTGCATAGCAACTTGTGTGGCTAGCTTCCTCTTCTCGGCATCGGATAGCTTGTCTTCACCTTTCGCTTTATCTGGGTTCTTTTCTAACCGCGACATCTCGGTTAGGTAGGAGGCAACTACCGTCATCTGCCTATTGCCTCGCTCCACTGTGTGAAAAGGCAACGCGCTCCACTTAGTAAGGTTTTCATAAAACCTACGAGGCAGGCTACCTTGCGGCGTACTTGCCATATCTGCGCCCATCTGGTCAGCCCATAGAGAGCGAGTCAAAAAGCCCCGGTTCTCTGCTTCCTGTACGACAGGCATAAGTTCTTCTAGGAACTGCCTTTTTGTTTTGTTTTGGTAGTAGTTTGGCGTGTCCAGATCCGGCAGGTCATCTCGTAACTGCAACTCCCCGTCTCTGTTAAGCAGGTAGTAGTTATCAATGGATGGCGTGTACGAATTTATAAGGTTCTTATCGCTAGTGACCACATCACTGCCGCCGTACGGCATGACTTTATGTTCTATAGCACTACTGGTGAACATCCTACGTGCGGCGTTCATAGACCTAGCGGCTGTCTTGAAGTCTGTTTTACCTTGTAGGTGTGGCATTACCACAGCAGGTAACTGAAATCCGTTTGCTATGGTAGACGCAGCGTTAAAGCCCATCGTGCCGAAGAATGCTATACGGTTAAGTTCTTTGGCAGCGTTGTTGAAGAAATCATCCGGCGGGTTGATCGTAAGTTCTTTACGAGCGTCCAGTTCAGACGTTATTGCGTCTTTGAAGTTGCTCGATACTTGGCTTGTGGGCGCTTTATCTATGTCAACATATACTTGCTCTAAGCTACTACGTATGTTTTCCGCAGACCTCATGTTTGCCGCACGTCTAGCCATACCATAGCCCTTTGTTTTTAGGGCATACAGCGCGTCATCCTTAGCACCAAACTTGTTTTCACGTTGTTTGAACGCTTTTAAGAAAGAAGATTCAGGTAGTGCAGATACAAACTCTTGCACGACACTGTTGATAGTATCTGAATCTACCTTAGCGTTCTTCAACGTGTTTACCATCTGAGTGGCAAAAGCAGTGGGGGGCGCACCACCTTCAAACTTCATGTTCTTGTTGCCGTTGAATGGCTCTATACCAGATACAGTAAACGTAGCGCCTTCCACCTCTATGGGATCGGCTTCCCCGTTTGCTATAGCCAGCAAGGATGCTTGCGCTCTGTCTCTAGCTCTAGGGCTGGTGTACGCCTCTATGACTTCTTCTGGCTGTCCCTTTGTGCCGTCTGGATTAGTTGGCACAACAAACCATTTAAGCCAGTAGTCACCTTCCCGCGCCAAGGGAAAATACGGATCTACCATGTTCTTATCTAAAAGCCGTTTGACTATCGTATCTTTCAGCTTTGTGGCTTCTGCCTTATCTGTAACAACGCTGTCTATACGAGCTTCTAAGCTCTTCTTCAGATCTTCTAGTATATCTTTGTACGTATCTCGTAGCTGCACGTAAGCAGCCTGACCATCGGGGCCAAGTTTTTGGTACTCAGCGTTTAGCCTTTTCCACGCTGCTTTCTTCTTGCCTTTGTAGTCTGATTCAGGTTTGGATGGGTCTACACGATCCATAGTGGAATCTGTGGTCAACTCATTAAATATGGTCGGTATGTCCCTGTCTGGGAATTGTTTCCTAGCCGCTTGTAGCTTACGTTCTATATCCGCAGTGGTGGAGTTTAGTCTCTTGTTTACTGTATCTACTGCACCGTTTGATGCCTCAATCGCCCGCGTAAAGTTCTTTATCGACGGTATGTTTATGACATCCGCTACGTCGTTGAATGCGCTGTTATTAAGGAACCCAAGACCTATACCCTGCACACCTCGCGTGCCTTGGTCTCGCAGCGTGCTGATAAAATCTACAGCCTCTACGAAGTCTTGTTTTGGTACCTTACTGCCAGCACGAGAAGCAGCTCTTGCGGAAGCATCAATTGACTTACCTAACTTACCTTCTTTGGATGCCATCAGTAGCTGACCGGCATTGCGAGACTCGGGTGCAGGTGCAATGATCGTTTCGATCAGCTCGTCTATGGCGTTAAGGCTGTCTTCTTTGCCCTTCTTGGGTGGCACGCCCAGAATCTTTCTGACTATCTTGTTGATGATGTCAGACACTTTACGTAACACCGACGGTGCCTTGGGGGTAGACAGCAGGGCAAGTTCAGAGCGGAACTCAGGGTTGCTCATGTATTCAGAAGCAAACTCCTGTATGTCCTGTGACCCGTAATGCGACTTCAGCTTGTCTTTCACGTTATCAAAGACTTTCTGTAGCTGAATAGTTAGTGGGTTCTTGGCATCTGCCAGTGTTGCAGAAACCCCAGCGTGGCCCATCTCATGCACTAATGTATGCACGTTCAGACCGTCTACTGCATCTAAGCTAATCGCGTTGGTCTTGGGGTCAAACAAGCCATAGGCGAAGTCACCACCCTCGTTCTGTAGGTCTTCTACCAGCGATACCTTGGTGGTACCCACGTTCTCGGCTAACTTCTTAGCGAACCGCTTGACCGCAGGGTTAGGCGCATCTGCTGCGATAGCCTCCAGTGCACCCTTCAAATCGCCGTTGCGTAGTGCCGCAGTAGCGGTATCAGGCATAGGCAGGGTGGTAGACAGGGCAGCGTTCTTGGGCAGCACCATCTTCAAATAGGTTTCGGCTTCGCGTGCTTTTTCTTCATCAGCTTTTCTTGCCGCTAACTCCTGTTGGGCGGCTACATCACCCTCCCGCGCACGTTTCCTAATGTCGGGTAGTAGTGTTGCAGCTTTCTCTTCTGCTTTCGCACCTTTGGCTGTACCTAATACTTCTTTGCGAGGGCTTGGTGTTGCTATAGACGCCCTGAACTTTTTAAGTCTAGCCGTCTCTTCTTTCGTTAGCGGCTTACTCGCTGCTTTTTTACGCTGTGCACGCTCAAGCAGTTCCCTATCCTTTGCGGCCTCTCTCCTTCGCTGCCCTACACCTAACTCAAACTCTGCTGTTTGCGCTTCTTGTGCAGTCTCTTCAATACGGGCCTGTGCGGTAGGTGATAGGTTAGCGTTAGCCCAATCAAGCACCGCTTGCCCTTTTTTACGCCCCATACCCGCAGTTAAAGCAGCTTCATCAAGTGGTATTGGTGTATCTGGAGCTTCTCTAGCGTCTTTTCGTGAGACTTGCCGTACTTTATCTGCACCAGTAGATACATCGTAAGCGGCAAACGTAAGTCCTTTGGCGGGGTCACCCGTTGCTTCGCCTAGCTTCAAGTAGTCAGCTACAGCCTTAACTTCTGTTGGTGCATCACGCTGAGCTGTTTTAGATAGCGCATCGTACTGCGTAAGGAACTGCTGTATGGCTTGTTGGTCTTGTTCAGGTAGTGGCACAGCCTTTGTCTGGTTGCTTCTGCCTATGAACTCTCGCTTACTAACTTCTTCAGGGGTACCGTAGACTTCTTCGTACGCACGGTTAAACCCTTCTACTGCTTCTGGTTCTGCCTCTGTGCCTCTAGCTTCTATAAGACTAGATTCTGCTTTTTGTACGGGAGAGTCGAACTCTGTAAGTATGTTTCTCCTTTCTTCTTGGAGCCTATCTACTTCCGCTTGTGCAGCAGCTACGTTAGCTTTGTATTGTGTATTCTGCGCCTTGAATTCTGCATCTGTTTCTACCTTTAACTCAGCGTTGCTGGCCCGTTCATTTTCAGGTCTTATATCGTTTGCGAACTTCAACGCATAACGTATGTTGGCCTTAGAAGGAGTCTGGTCTGTTGCCTTCTTTAGTCCTTCTTTTGCTTCCGTAAGTCGCGTGTCCAGTTCTTCTAATGCAACAAGCTGTCCTCTTTCTCCGACATCAGCTCTTCCAGTGTCTCTTCCAACATCGTCCACTGTTCTTCCGTCAGCGCCCGCAACTGCCACGGGATCTTTACCTCCTGTAGCGTCATCCAAGCCTGATGGATCAACTGCAAAGCCTGTTCCACCTCCTGCTGCGACAGATTCTCCTTCGGCATCGGTATCTGTATCACCTTGTTCATCTACCTTCCCTCTAAGTTGTTCTATGGGCTGTACTGTTGTAGTTGTCTCACCACCCTTAGTTACAGTAGTTACCGCACCCTGCTCTTCGCCAGCTTCTATTCTAGCGGCAACTTGTTCTTCGGTGAGTTCTGCTTCGCCAGTGTCTTCTGTTACCGCCGTTGTCTCGTCACCTCGTAGTACGGCAAGCTCTTCTGGGCTGAGTTTTTTAACCCGTGCCACGTACGTAGCTATTTGTTCATCTGTGAAATTGTCGGTATCTAATACTCCGTCCGCGTCTACAGGTAGTCCTTCCCCTAATTCAGTGCGTATTTCAGCGAGGGTTCTTGGAGCGTCGTCTAAAGTTGCATCAGCGTCGAGCGTCTCATCTGTAACCTCTTCAGCCGCAGCTTCTGCTTCTGCATCTACATCTGCTTCTGTTACAGGCGTTTTTTCAGTAGGAACCGGAGTTACAGGGTCTGGCCCTTTCGCACGACGTGGGGCAAACAAATCAACAAAGCCTTGCAAGATAGCACCAGCACCGGCACCTAATGCACCTTCCTCTAAGTCTGAAGCACCAAACACTTCGGCAGCGGCGTTATATTCGCGCTCGTTGAGGTTTTGTAAGAAAGCGGATGCAGCTTCTTGCACGCCTTCTGCGGTGCCTGTTATGCCTGCGCTTGCGATACGTTCGCCAAAAGTCTCTACCTTTTCTGGCGGTATCTTCTCAAGAAGTTTTGCAAGTTCAGGTAGCTTGCTGGTAGGTAATATCCGTGCAATAGGCACTACGTCAAGTAGACCAATAAAGGTACCACGGAGTGCCGCATCTCCACGTTCTTCTTCAGTGGCACCAGCAGCGCGGGCACGCTCACTTGCTTCACCAGTACCGGCAGCGCCAGCGGCTAACGCACCCAGACCCAAAGCACCAGCAGTGCCTACAGGGGTAAATGCTGCGGCAGCGGGAACAGCAGCAAGGCCAGCAATAGAACCAAGCGCAGAACTTAGTTTGTAGGAGATAGAATCGGGATCACCGCCTTCAGGACGAAAAGACTCGGCAATAGACTGTATCTTATCCCGTGCAGCAAGCTCACTTTCTTCTTCTAGGGGAGCAGCAAGACCAAGTGCAGCCATTTCACCTACACCAACAACACCTGCACCGAATCCAGAGGTGATGTCCTCAAATATGCCGGTTTCTTCGGGTGTAGATACGGGTACAGGTATATCCCTTGCTCGTCGCCTTATCTCTTCAGCACGGCGAGCTACACGTTGGTCATAGGAGTCAGTGGGTGCTTCAGCCGCCTTAATAGCTTGGCGCATACGGTTAGCCGCTGCGAAATCCCCCGCCGCTTCTGCATTTGCTATAGCTCTACGCGCTTGCTGTAGTGTGGGCATTATTAATCTTGATACTTGTCAAAATCAGAAGAACCGCGTACTTCTTCTCCTGTTACTGACTGGCTAACTTTTTTTAGTGCGTCTTCACGTAGGGTTGCTATCGCGGCTTCTCTTTCAGCAAATTGCTGCTGTACTTTCACCTGTGCCGCAGCGTATGCGGCATTCTCTTCGTCGGTCAAGGTACCGTTGAGTGCTACTGTTTGTGCTATTTCTGGCCCCACTATTCGTTGTATCTCAGTCAGCTTCGCACTTTCTATAGCAGCTTGTTGTTTATCAAGTCCGGCAAATGCCACCTGAAGTATGTTTGCATCAGCGTTACGCCCCGATATGATCCTAGATAGCGCGTTCTGTTCGTTAGCAGATAAAGAAGCAAGTATGTCCGCTTGCATCTGTCTATTGTTCATGCCCGCGTTGTACGACGCTCTGTAGTCTTCTCTATCTTGGCCTTCTAGGTTAGATAGATCTCTTACAGCGTTACTGCGTGTGGTCAGGTAGGACTGTAGGGCGTTATCGTATGAGTCCACTGCTTCTTGTCCAGCAACTTTCTGTAGTTCCATACGTGTATTCTGTATGGCTTTGCGGTCAGTAAGGTACTTCGCATCACGGGCACGGCGAGCATCTTCTTGTTCTACGTACTTTTCTGCGCCTTGACTAAAACCTGCGCCTAAGAACTCAATGAGATCTCTACGTCTTTGTGTCTCTGCATTTTTGTCTCGTAGTGCAGCTAAACCAGCTAGCTGTTCTTCAAAGTCTTTACGAGACTGGCCATCTGGCCCCATACCCATAAGCTCTAATGCACGTTCTTCTCGTTTCGTACTTTCAGCACGAGCGTCATCAAGGGACATTATACCTTCGTCTATAGCACCGCGTAGCTTCTCGCTAGGCGCTGGCGGCTTAAACTCAGGCATATCTTTAGTAAATAGGTCGGTCTGCGCTTTTGTTATAGCAGCTAACCCAGAAAGTGGCGCTTCTTCTGCGCTTTGTTTTTCTTCTACCGCTCTAGCAATAATAGCTTCTTTTTCTTTTGCGCGACGTGCCGCTACTTCTTCATTCGTAGGAGCAAAAGAATCATCTTTTGGTGGGTACAAGTTTGGCTGCGCTGTGCTCGCTAGTCCTGCTTCTGCACCGTCATCTATCTCTGCGCTAGGCTCTTCACCTATCTCGCTTCTTTGCCTTCTTTTGATTCTTTCCGGCGTAAAACCTTCGGGGCCAAGGGCTGAGAAAAGACGTTCAATGGCGCTCTTGCCCTCTGGGTTGCTACGAATCATCTCTATAGCTCTATTCCGATCTATAGTCCTGCCGAGCCTTTGTTGCAATGCTTGTATTTGGTCTTCTGTGACTTCTACCGGCCCTTCATTTTCTGACCCATTAGCGAACGCAACAATACCGCCGCCAGCTAACTGCACTGGGCGTGCTTGGCTCATAACACCTTGTGCCTGCTGTGGCATCTGTTGTGGAGCGCCTTGTGGCATACGTGGGCCACCTTGAGGCATACCCTGTCGTGCACGATTTACAGTATCCATTTCGCTTGGGCCTACGCCCATATCTTTGGCAGCTTGTTGGCGGTACTCGCCCATAAGCCCCTGCTGCATTTGCTCTTTGATCGTCGCAGGGGTGCCTTGCGCTTGCATGGCTTGGTTACGCTTTACTGCATCAAGGTCTTTCTTGAGTTGCTGCATGGCAAGCAAATCGACCAGTTCTTTGGTCATGTTGGCACGTTTTTGTAGCTCTTGGGGTCTACCCATATAAGCGTCTTTCGTGCGTTCAATCTGACTAAGAGGATTATTTAACATTAACTATCTACCTATGTTGGAGCGCCGCCACCGCCACCACTACCGCCGCCCAATAATCTTGCAAGGTATGCCAAGACATCGCCCGTCCCAGAAGTCAATTCATCTAAAGAAGACGGCTCTACAAATGACCTAGACGAAGTTGATATTGGTAACCCATCTAACATAGATTGCATAAACTGTAGCTGTTCGTATGGATACTTTTGTTCTTGCTGGTACTGTAAGTAGTCAGCAGTGATGCCTTCTTGCTCAATATCACGCTGTTCTTGTCCGGCAGCACGCATATCACGTAGTGCGCTTAAACCGTAGCGCCGGTCAGCTTCTTCTGCCGCAATTCTACGACGTTCTTGCTCGTTAAACTGCTCACGTTCTCGCTCTTGACGTTCTATTTCACGTCGAGCTTCTTCGTTTGACTGTAGTCTACGGCGTTCGTCAAAAGCAGATAGGCGGTCAGCCTCAGTATTAAACTGGGTACGTCGCGCTTCTTCTGCTTGACGTTGTGCTTCTTGCTCCCTGTTAAACTGATCTACGCCGACTTCAGCGATACGCTGGCGCATACGCTCTTCTTCATTAAACTGCGCCATGAGAGCATCGCGGTTAGCCATAGCTCGCTGTTGTTCAGTGTTAAACTGCTGTTGTGCTTGCCCAAAGGCTTCGGAGTATCCTCTACCAGTTATATCGGCAAGTTGCTGCCCTAAATTACGTCCACTCTCTGCTTCCATAATAGCTTGACGTGAACCGCCAAAAGCACCTGCACGAGACAATCGACCTCTGTCTGCAATACGTTGTATTTCTGACTGCCTAGAGGCTTCACGTAGTTGTGGCTCTAATGCAGCTTGCAAATAGGGGTTCATATACTGTTGTGCAGCGCCCGCTGTAAAAGCTGTAGGGTTGTATGTGTTTTGGAACGTACCTTGCTGCATACCGGACAGATCATAAGAACCGGGAGTAAACCCTGCTTCGTAACCTTGTCCTGCTGCGCTACCAAAACCAAACGTACCACCGGCAGTCATATCACCAGCAAAAGAGCCTATGCCAGTTTGTTGGCTGGGATCTAAACCAGCGTAACCCGCAAAAGCCTGATCTTGTAAACCGCTAGCACCAGCAGTAAGTGGGCCGGTGTAGGCTTGATAAGGTGTATCAGCGAGTGCTTGTGCTTTACCAAGCATTTCTGCGACATAAGGGCCAGCGAACTTAGTTAGTCCGTCTGATATACCCGATTCTTGTCCTACTGTATCGCCGTTGCTCATGGTCTACGACATCCTCTTGGATAACATCGCAAGCACTTGATCTGCGTCGATGTTTTTCTGTTGTTTTGGTGTGCCTGTAGCTTTCTTACGTACTGTGGACATGAAATCGTCCAACGCTGCGGCACCTGCATCGGAGTTACCGTTACCTAGTATAGCTACTAAATCGGCAGGTAACACATACTCACCGTGGCTTAATCGTGCTTCTTGCACGCCATCAATATCGGCGGGAACTAGGTCTGCTTGCCCATCAGAAACGCCTTGCAGGTAGCCCCCATCTTCGAGCACTTGACCGCCCCCCATAAACCCTGCTGCTTGTGCTCTAGCTTTAGCTTGAGCTTCTTCAACAGACATAGGCTGCTGACCTTCAGGCTTCTTGGCGTATATGGTGTCAGAGAAATAACGTCTACCACCACTGCCGGGACGACGGCTTGTATCGTCTCTGCCTGTAACTTGTTCTCGTACTGCGGTATACTCAGGAATGCTGCCTTCGTAAGCATTACTAGGTATTTTAGGTGACGTTAAGCCCCGATCTTTAAGGAAGCTAGATATAGCTAGTGGGCCTAGCAACTCAAGTAACCCACCAGCACCGCCAGACCCTCTTCTTTCTGGGAAAAACTGACTTAGTAACTTCTTAAAACCACTAGGTTTATCTTTGTCTTCGCTATCAGTAAGGTAACTAAAAAAGTCGTCGATGGAACTGTCAGAGTAGTCAGATAGATCCCCGCCTCTACCGTATAGTGCGTCAAGAAAATCTACGCTGAAGCCATCATCGTTAAACTTAGGGTCACCGCCACCAAAAAAGTCAGCAAGGTTGTCTTCTAACGGATCAAAGTCGCCCATATAGGCTTTGGTGTCAAAACTATAGTCAGGACTATCTACCCTTAGAATGTCATCAATAAAGCTCATCACTTGCCCTCAACTATACGTAGTAGCTCGTCAAGATTACCATAAGAACTTCTGACTGCACCACCGTTTGCCATGCCACTACCTGTAATGCTAGCTAGGTATGCGGCCACAGGGTCTACTTTCCTATATCGCTCTTCGCCAAGGTCAACTATATCCGCAGTGCGTTCTTGAATTATACGAGGTGCTGAACGTCTTGTTGATGGCGTTGACGATGTTGATGCTGTTTGTGTAGATGCAGGTAAATTTACATCTGGCAGATTTGATAAATCCACACCTAAATTTGGTATCGACTCATATACTGTTTCAAACCCTTCCTTTATAGGCTGTATTGCCTCGTCGTCTACAACTTTAAGTCCTTCTCGAATAGGCTGTATGAACGCATCGTCTGCTGCGCTACCTATGTCCCTTGCAACATCTATTACCGGCTCTACAACACCCTTTATGGGCTGCAATAGTACGTCGTCAAACATACTCCCAGTTGCCTTTATTGCGTCACCTATCATTTGGATAAACTCAGGTGTTTTTACGTTATTAGGCGCTAACGCTCCACCTTCCGTGATGTATTTACCAAAGCCTCTAGCTACAGCATCGCCAAAATCGGTGCCCTTTGTTAGTTCAAGCTGAGTTTTAACAAGTCCTGCAACAGCATCATCTTGGTTTATGTTGTATCTGTCTAAAAACTTCTCGTCTAAACCAACTTTGTCCATTGCTGTTTTGGTGAATCTAGGGCCAAACGCAGCAACCGCAGCGCCAGCTATATCTCCGTCTATAGCAGCATCTACAAACTTGGCTGTTTTGGCTACTTTATTGAAGGTATCCGAGGTTTTTCTGGCTAGTTCCGCAGCTTTTATAAGTTGAGGAGACTCGGCTGTCATTGCGCCAGCGGCTGCGGCGAGGTCTGCTGCTTCTGCGGCCTTAGCTAATTCTTGCCCGTAAGCTCCTGCACCGCCCAGTAGCCCAGCCTTTAGAATGTCACTCCCCTCACCACCTGTAGCGGCAGTTACAGCGGCAGATGTTAGCCCTTTTGCCGCTGCTGTACCCAATGCGGACGTGCCTCCACCAAATGCTGCCGTACCGGCTAATGCCCCACCTGCACCAGCGGTAAACGCTAGGGTAGCTGCCATTTTTATAGCATTACCGAGCGCAGGGCTTCTTTTAATTACTCTGGAATCCCTGTAACCCAATGGGTCATATATGTACTCAGACCCTCTTGCGTTTGTTCGTGTAGGTTTTACTCCGTACTTGTCGTATACAGAACGGATAACGGGATCGTTGTTGTAGGCATCTAGTATGGTTTCGTGGTAGTCCTTTTTACCCACACTCATACCGTACGCGACTTTTTCTTCCATCAACGGTCTGATGACCGACTGAAACTCTGCCATTAGTTCTGGAGAAGTGCTTGTGTAGCCCTCTATATCCCCCGTAAACGACCTAGTTTCTTTAATAGGCTTTACATCAGCGCCGTAGTAACTAGATAACGTGTCTACTATCTGCCCTGTACTGGTCGCATCTCCTATAGTTCCAGTTATCGCACTTACCTCGGCTTTACGCGCATCCGTATAGTCTTTTTCTGAAGGAGGTTCATAGAAACGGGTTGTTTCATACCCCGGCAGGCCATCCTGCCCAAAGTACGCCCTGCTGGAAATGTTGAGCATCTGCTCTTCTTTGGTCAGTGGGATGCCCATTGCACCCTTCTCTGCGAAGTCCGTAGCATCTGGAAGATATATATTGCCGCCTTCTGGGTCGTGCATTACGTCTAGGAAAGTCATATTGTAGAAATCGTCTACACGGTCAACATTATCCCCCGTATAGCCTGTACGTAGCGCCTTTCTAAACTCAGTCATGTTCGGCGTCGTATTTCTTAAATTATCGACCACCCTTGGCCCTTTAGCTATCTCTGCTTGGCGCTTACGCGCTACTTCTGCCTCAATCTCGTCTAGCCGCTTCTGTAATGCTGTTGACCTTTTTGGCTGTGTTACTGGTTTAGGCGCTGTGGCTGTAGTATTAGGCTGACCCATGCTGGTTGGCATTGTTACTGGTGCAGGGTTTGATGTTGTGGGTGATATGCGCGTAGATGGCGCTACACTCGCAGGTCTAGGAGGAGTGTAACTCGGTACCCCAACGGTGCCCAGTCGCCTCTGCATTTGTGCTGAGGTAGGTGCAAACGCATCAAACGACCCCAGACCCATGCCGCTAAAATCTTCACTCTCCATACCTATCATTACGTAACCTCCAGCAAGCTAGCTACAACGTGTAACCTGTTAGCGGTTGCGGCGGTGACTTTTAGTATTTCCGACTCCTCTACCACCATAGGCGCAGTAAGTAGCTCTACTGTGGTATTAGCACCAACAGCCTTGACCTTAAACACACTGAACACCGCAGAGGCAGCATCGGTAAGCGTTACCGTTATAGTGTCCGCGTTGCCTGAGTCTTCTGACACGAGTATAGACTTAACAATCGCAGTCTTTGCTGTTGGGCATGTGTACAGCGTAGTTGCGTTAGTAGTAGTTAAATCTACTTTTGCGTTTTTGTATTGATTAGCCAAGGAACCACACCTGCGCTTGAGATTCAGTAGAAACGGCTGCTTCTTTTATGCTCTCGTCTAGCTGGTTAAAGTATATACGCAATACGTTATTAAACTGTTCAAACGACACCTGCGTGTATTCTTTTGGAGGTGTCGGTAGTCGAGGTGCTATAGAATTATAAGTAGTCACTATCGCCTCCCGTCAGGACGTATATCAAGCCTTGGTGCCCCAAGCTGCCACTGCACGCCTAGATCTGCTGACTGTACCTTTATGGATAGCTGCCTGCCACGTACGCGAATGTTCACCTGTGTAGTGTATTTCTCAACGGGTACTGTTGCAGACCTTACGACAGATCTACTACTGCTCCCACCCTCTGATGCAGGGTTACTATATCCCGAACCTGAAGACTGTAGTGGTAGGAGTTCTAGCGTAGCTGTAGGGCTGTCCGCAGTAGATCCATCAAACGTCAGGTCAGGCAGCACTCGGCGTATAAACGAGAATCTGTCACCGTCGTCTATGTCAAACTCACCAGAAGTTATAAACGCAGTAATGGCTGCTCTTGTGCCACTTTCGTTATCGTCTACACCGTCTTCGTGTGTGACTAAGTTGTTACTGTATGTAGCTGCAACAGGGAACTGTCTAATTCCTGTATCAAGCCATGCAGAGCGAGCTAAACTGCCGAAGTACCAAATACCTTGTGCATGATTGTATACTACATACTTGTCTATAGTGGTTGAGCTAGCTGATGGGTAGAACCACCAAACTTCGTCAAACCCTTCGTTCGTACCAGCGAACACCTGTCCTATCTGTTCATGGTTTATGTCGTTAAATACATGTCGTTTTAGATCACACGGTAGGTTTTTAACGGTGCCATCGTATACATAGAAGGAATCAAGCCCCATCCAGTAGGTGACCCCATCTGAGAAAGAAGCGGCATTCTGCGAAGCTATAGATATATTATCCGCAAGAAGCTGAGATCCCCACACAATCGTACCGCCTAGATACTGTAAGGCGTACAACGCAGAATTTGTCCATACCAGCACCTCTTGGCGAGACTGCAACGCGCCTACTATTTCAGAGCCTTTGGACAGACGTAGATCCCCCGCTTGGTTAGTAGCACTGGGAGTCCAGTTGGTAATATCTTCTTGGTCTGACCATCGGATAAGCATAGGATCTTGTGTCGCAGAGCCTAGCGTATTAGCCCCAAAACAAAACACAAAACGACTTACATCGGACACAAGTATAAAATTTTGTTTTGTAGGTGTGTTGGATGCGCCTGCTAGAGAAGATAGTTCTACTGCGCGAACCTCAAGCCCCCCAGACGCATCCCAGTAATAGATACTGCTACCACGAGGGCCAAATACCAAGTCTTCACCAAAATTAGACTGGCTAAACAAGCGTAATGAATCCGTAGAGGTAGATCCGTTACCCCATGTACCTTCGTTCCACCCACCAGCACCCCAACCAACTAAAGGTACAACAAACTCTGGGCCTACGTTTATTTGGTATTTTGCTGTTACAGACCCCCCACCAGTAGCGGATGATGAGGCTGCACTGCTTGATTCTATGGTATATGTGTTGCCCGTAGAGTACGTTATCTGAAACTCACCATTTAGAGTTAACCCGCCTACAGCAGATGCCCCACTAAACGTAACGAAATCACCGTTTATATATCCTCCGTTAGCATCTGTAACGGTGACGGTGGTAGAGCCAGAAACGGTTGTAAAGGGGTTGGTAAGGGACACGCCAGACGGCGTGCGTTCAGGTGTCACATCAAAGTATTGTCCACCCTTCTCTATATAAAACTTGAGATTGGTACCGACACCAAGCAGGTTTTGACCTTCTAGCGTAACCCAATTAAATAGGGAACGTGCAATACCAAGAAACGTATTACCAGATATTTGCTGCCACCCACCTATCTTTTCGGGGTACCCAGCACGGAAACGTACTTTATCGCAGTCGGCCCAACCTTCTTCATCTACATAACGTGTAACTTCTTTGTTCACACCGGGGCGTAGGGTTAACTTACGCAACGGCATTATCTATATTCACCTGTGCGGATCATTTCAGTCACCTCTACAGCACGGTTGCCGACTTGTTTAGCCCAACGGCTATCCATAAACTCATCAGCGGCGATGTCGAACTGCTCACGAGACATGGCTTCCAGAGCGTTAACAAACCCGCGCAGCCGCGTTATGCCTAGATTGAAGCACATATCGACCATTGCGTCACGTCTAGCCTTACTCAGTCCCCCGTACCAGTAGTACGCATCTCGCAGTTCTTGGTGACAACGCTCTAAGTCATTGTGTAATAGGTAGTCTATTTCATCGTCAGACAACCCAAGGCCAGACTCTGAGATATTTCTGCCCACGCCTATCGTTTCGTACCCCTGACTGCACTTATAAACTTTAGATTTAACGCCTTCATGGCGCTTTATCATGTCAATTAGCTCACCCATTATTTCTCCCGTGCGACGGAGTTGACCTTCTCGTATGAACGCATAGCGCCCAACCCCAACATCCCCATCATAACGGGCACAAGAAGCGTTGTATCTACCTCTGGTACAGCTACCCAGATGCTGATTATGTTGGCAATGATGGTGTTGTACAGCAGCCCTAATGCACAGATCCAACCGATAGCAGGTCGCCATCCCGCTACAAATAACGACTTATGTGCAGCTTCCATCTTGTTAATTTCTAGCTGGCCTTTCAGCGCCTCATGTGAGTGCTTTTCAGACATAGTAGCAATCTCATGGGCCAAGGCATTTTTCTGATCCTTGTCCTCAATGAACTTGTCCAGCAACCCTGTAACCGGCCCAACTAACGATGCAACGATACTCATATCTATTTCCTATTTGACCATGCTTGTGCGCCAAAAAACGCAGCCAATATACCGGCAACCGATACGAAGTAGACTGCGGCCATATCACCCAAGATCGAAGCTGCTTGGTTCATACCGAAAAACTCTGATGCAACGACTAATGACGGGTATAACAGCATTCCCCAAAGAGCAAACCAACTCATAGCACGTTGTGCATCGGCTCGTTCATGGTGCAACCGTAGCTCCAGTAGCTCTTTGCTCGTTTCTATCTCTGCATCAGAAACTACGCCGTCTCCATCCGCATCGTATTCGGCGTATTCGCTATCTTCTTCTAATCGTTTTGCATTCATAATTACGGCCCAAACGCTTTGACAATTAAGTAAATCATACCGATGGCTACACCACCGCCAAGAATTAAAGCCACTAATCCAACTGAAATGTCGTGCATGAGTTTTTCACGTTCTTTGCGTTTCTTGTTCAGCATAGCTTGGTGGGCCTTCCTATCTTTTTCTTGTTGAAAAATCGCGTCATCATAAGATTTCAGAAGCGCCGGATCTGCGACTAATAGCAAATCCCTAAGATCTTTTTGGTATCGCTCCTGCGACCTACGAAGCATTTGCAGCTTTAGTATGTCATTCTTGGATAGTGGCTTGAATGCGGAAGACTTGCGGTCAATCTCAAACGCATTAAGGGCTTCACCAAAATCAGATACCAAAGCCATTGCCTGATCGACATTAGCCTTGCCTTCGTTCACATTCTGGATGACCGAGTTAATCTGCTGGAGCAACATGCCAGCGGCTGCAACAGATTCAATAATCATGGCTTACCCCATAAAGAACTGCGGCAATGCTGCCGCTGCAATCAATGCGTACAATCCGTAAATGAGATTTTCTAAGTGCTTGAACTTAGCAGAGCCTTCTGCAAGGCGCTCTTCGATACGTTGATAACGCAAAGCACACTCCCGCTCATGCGCGTTGACTTCGTTTAGTGCTTGTTCGCCTTTGTCGCTCATTTTTTCTTCTTGTTGGGTAAGGTTTTTTCTAGCCTATCTGCTTGCCCCGCATGTAACTTAGACGCTTTACGCAGTTCAGCTATCATCTTGCGCTTTTGTGCTGTTGTCATTTCAGCCATCGAACAATCCTCTAAACGGTTATATTGATTCGTTGTGTAGGCGCAAGGGGCTGCGCTTCAATTTTATTGCCCTTTTGGGTATACAAAATAGGCATTATTGTCTCTACCGTTTCTTTAACGGTTTCGCCGTCTGCACCTGTTCGTAGGCGTTCTTGCTTTTGTACTGCGACTTGCTTCCAACTAACTTTAGCAGTATCGCTAACTGACGTTATTTCCATTTTGCCGTCCCTCTACAGGAAAACAATTTATATTGGCAGCTACCGTCCTTCGTTCACCCTCACCTTGAAAGGGGTAAACCATGTGCTGCATCCATGATGGGAACATATATAAACGCCCCACCTGCGGCCTGACCACGACGTTCTGCGTAGGTTTAAGCCGCTCTCTATCCCATGTGCTGCTCTGTCCGTAGTTAAAGCAGAGACAGCCATCACTCTCGCCAGAGGCGTTATACAGTCCGTACTCTTGCGATCCCGGCCTTGGCCCCTGCACTATCTGGGGCGGCACTCTCGTCCATGTCGTACAGCTAATACCCATCACAGTTTTCGTGCCGTGATCGTGGATGGGGTTGTAATCACCCTCGTAGCTATGCACTGACCATAACTCATCTATTTCGACGTTTCTGTTACCGTCCAGAACCTGACCAGATTGGGCCATAAACTGGTTAATATACGTCACGCCCATTTCGCGCAAGAACCTAGAAAACGGTGCCAGCCTTGGATCTTCATGATCCATTACTAGCTGTTCGCCTGTCTTGATCTGGCCCACTAACGTATGCGCTGCGCTTACTCTGTCGTTTTGTGTAACCAGCTCATCAAGATAGTCATTACACGAATCAACGAACTCTGTCGGGATGTCCAGCTCCATCAGAAACACTGACGGCAGCGAGTGCATCTGAAACTGTATTTCAGCCATTTATGGCTTCGACGGCAGCTTCTTCCTCGCCCTCCTCGTTCTCTTCTGGCTCAACCAGTTGCGCGTCAGCTTGCACTTTAATCTTCATCATCAAAGGCCATGTGCCTGACTTACTTGGCAGATCGCCAAGAATCGCTAGGATTGCATTGATTTCGTTTTCTTCTAGGCTAATTTGCACGGTCTATTTTTCCTTATGGTGTATATGCTTTTGCGGCTGCTACTGCAGAGTCGATGGCGGTGAAGTCCTCAGAACCCCAATCGTCAAGCGCCTTGCCGTATTCAAGATAACCAGCACTGCGTAACACACGCTCTTGCTTTTCAGTGTTGGTCAGATCGTTGCCGTACTCATTGTCGGCATCAAGTACACTTGTGATGACATTCGCGCCACCCAGCATGGCCTGATACATCTGTGCTTTTTCTTCGTCGGTTCTTGCTTCTTCAGACATGATGTCCTCCTATGATTCGAGCGCGGCGACACGCGCTGTAAG